TTAAGAGTTAGATTAGTTTGAAGATTTTGAAGATTTTTGAGAGTTAGATGTGTTGTAGGTGTTATATTTAAGGGTTAGGGGGATTTAGGTGTATAGGTTTAATGTTATAGAAAAAATTTATCTTAAAAATAAATTCATATGTATGCTAATGTGTGCACCCAAACCCCCCTAATACTCCTAGTCCGCACCTACAATACCTACAATCTATACTTTTTGTAGGTGTTGTAGGTATAATATTAACTACGCCATGGAAATTAATAGGAATTGAAATGAACTTAGAAAAAGAAATAACATTAACGGGATTAAGTGAGTTCGAACTTAAATTCAAGAAAGCGATAGATTTAGAATACGACGAAGTTAGATACCTTTCTTCTTTAGGAGCGGGAAATCCTAAATTAGGAGTTAAGAAACTATGTGAGATGTATTCCACAAAGATTAATGCTACTTCTGTTCGTATTACAGAAGACTTCATAGTTCTTTGGATAGCTCGGAACAATACCAAAAGAGTTAAAGCTTCACAAGTTTGGGAATATTATTTAGTTTGCTGTAAAGCTCATAACGTAACTCCCTTAGGACGTAACACGTTTTACAAGATGTGTCAAAATCGCCTTGTAGATAAAAAGATATCAAGCGGCAAACAAGTTTGGTTTAGTGTTCATCCTAGATTGTCGGAGAAATATAGAGAAAATCTAGAGTTTGAAGAATACGAAGTAATCTACGAATTTTTCCCACAAGAACTAACATTCCAACAAGAGTAAGCGAATTATGAAAATCATTACACAAATCCGAGAGTACAAAGCAACAGCAACATTAGGAGAGATATTTGTGGACGACTCATTAGTTTGCAATACCCTGGAAGATTTAGCTCGGCCTGATGGAGTAAAGATCCCTGGAGAGACTTGTATACCAGAAGGATGTTATATAGCTACCGTTACAATGTCTAATCGTTTCAGTAAGGAAATGATATTGTTGCGTTCTTACGGCAAAGACGCCATAATCAGGGAAGGAGTTACTTTTACAGGTTTACGTGTCCATAAAGGGAACTCGGTAGAAGATACAGAAGGATGTATTCTAGTAGGAGAAGAAACTAACGGCATAGATCGTATATGGAATTGCACTCCTCCTAACGATTTCTTAACCGATTTAATTAAAGCCGAGGGCGAATGCCTTTGGGTAATAACTTCCAAATAAGGAACAGAAATGTCTAGTAAAACACCTAATCACGTCATGATAGATTTAGAAACAATGGGTACGATTCCAGGAAGCTGCATAGTATCCATAGGAGCCGTTTTATTTGACCCCCGCTACGGTATCATTACCAAGGAAACTTTTTATGCTGAGCTGGACTACGCGGACCAGCAGGACGATGGTTTAATTATAGATGAGTCAACTTTAGCGTGGTGGGAAGATCAGAGTCCTCGAGCACGGGAAGCTCTTCTAGGTTTAGACGATTTAAAGGACTCGTTGAAGGATCTATCCAAATGGCTACCTAAGGATGCTAAAGTTTGGGGTAATGGCGCTACCTTTGATATAAGTATACTAGAACACTGTTATCGCCTTTACAAATTACCTATACCTTGGAAGTTCTGGAATGTACGAGATTGCAGGACAGTTAAAGAGATGTTTGAGTCTACTCGAGGAGGACTAGGAACAGCTATGGGAAGCGGTCGTGATAAGAATAACATAGCTCATAATGCTTTACATGACGCGATTCACCAGGCGCAATACATAAACAAAATGTGGAGCGTATTGGTAGGTAAGAAATAAAATTACTAGGAGATATAATATGAGTAAATTTTTAGTAGAAGTAAGAACTTCAGTAGATAAAGAGCATTACACGACTAAAATTGATATCACAGCTAGCACCCATAACGAAGCTTATACTAGAGTAGATTCTAAGCTTAAATGTAACCAATTAATACTAAGTACTCAACCCGCGAGAAGATAACATGACTAAGATTAAACCGCTGTTAGCCACAAAAGCTGAATTAGATAAAATCCGTTATCCAGTATTAGCGACTCCTAAGTTGGACGGCATCCGCTGTCTCATGGTGGATGGAGTAGCCATGTCTAGAAGTATGAAACCCATTCCCAACAAATTTGTACAACAAGAGTTAGCTGGGTTACATGGCTTAGATGGCGAGTTAATGGTCAACGGCGACTTCAATGATGTACAGTCTGGCATTATGAAACAAGAAGGCGAGCCAGACTTCACTTATCATGTGTTTGATAGTTTTGTATTAGGTAATGATTACGAGTCTAGAATAGACGCTATATTCTGGGGAGAAGAACATCCTAGAGTAAAATTATTAGATCCGGTAGAGATTCATACTGAGGAACGTTTAATTGGCTACCTAGATGCTCGTTTAGCTCAAGGTTATGAGGGCGCAATGATTCGTGATCCTAAAGGTAAATATAAATTTGGACGCAGCACTGTTAAAGAAGGTATTCTTTTAAAGCTTAAGAAGTTTTTAGACGACGAAGCTACATTAGTTGAAGTCACTGAGAAGATGACCAACAATAACGAGTTAGAACAAGACGAATTAGGCCATGCTAAACGTAGCTCTCATAAAGAGAACTTAGAACCAGCGGGCACTTCAGGCAGTTGTATTCTCAACTGGAACGGAGTTCAATTTAGAGTAGGCTTTGGACCAGGCTGGACAGACGTTAAGAAACAAGAATTATGGGATAACAGGTTAGACGACGAAGGGAGAACAGTCACATTTAGATATCAAGAGCTAAGTAAAGACGGAATTCCCCGTTTTGGCAAATTGGTAGGATTCAGACATGAGGACGATTTATAAATGAAAGTTAACATTAAGAAGTTAGACAAATCAGCCAAGCTACCGATCTATGGTAGTAAAGGCGCTGCATGTTTCGACTTACACTCATTGCAAGAGAACTATTTACTCCCCGGAATAATCGCTAAATTATATACCGGCTTAGCATTTGAAGTACCTAACAACCATGTGATGTTATTATTTGGACGTAGCGGCCACGCTAGTAAAGGCATTCAATTGGCGAATTGTGTAGGAGTTATAGATAGCGATTACAGAGGTGAGTTAATTGTCATGTTACGTAACGATACTCAACGTAATGTGATTATACGTGAAGGAGAGCGTTGCGCTCAAGCTATGATTATTCCTACATTTAATACAACCTTCACAGAGGTAGACGATATAACTGAAACTAATAGAGGATCAGGAGGCTTCGGCTCAACAGGGAAGTAATTAAAATCCAATAGTAATTCTAAAACGGTATTAAACCCTCTGGCGTAACCCTCCTCTTTAGACCATACTTATAAGATCTAAAGAGGAGCTTCATAATGAAATTAACAATTCGCAAACTTCCAATCACTTATGTACATCCACAAGGTTACACTATTAAAGGAGGAGGCTACGGCTTGTTTGAAGGAGAAAGATTAACTGTTATAGATTCTAGCGAGCTAAACTTACAATTCATCATTTCAGGAATTAATAATGGACAGCATGATCACAGATAAAACTTGCTAATGCACGGAATCCGTGTATAATTAGAAACATAGAGAAAACAAACAGAGAGCAAAGAAATGTTTCACACAAGCCCAAGCAAAATCATCGAAGGTTCAATTAACAAATTTGGTATTGCTGGATCATGCTTATTTTTCTCTGACGAGATCTACTCAATGAGCAGCGCAAGCAAATACGTCTATCAAGCTGATTTCAACTGCATTGATGTGTCAGATCTTCATGACAAAGTAATAATTTCTGATATCGCTGCTTACTTTAACGTTGATGATGACACTGCCGAATCTTTGCTAGATGGTACTCAAAACGAGTGGGATCTAGACGATTTTGAAACAGCCGGTGAAGACAGCTGGTATCTCCAAGGTCAGCGCGGTGAGTGCGCTGTAAAAATGGGCTATGACGGATGTGAAGACAGGGATGAACAGGGTACTGTCTACATCGTTCCGATGTTGAGTCGCGAAACAGAACTAAAATTATTAGAGTCTTAATTTATGAGCATCAATTCAATCGACATCAAAGAAGCCGACAGCGCCAGCCAATACAGCGACTAGCCCAGCGATTACAGTTTTGGACGTGTACCACGGTTTAGTGTCGTTCATTTTGATGCCTTTTTGATTGTATAACATATAGCCGCTGATGTGGAGATAATCCTAATCATATAAGTAGTATGGACTTATTCAAGAAATGCGATAAATGTATGGTTGAGTTAAATGGCCAAACGTAAAGACGACAGACCTATATGTAAGTGCTCAGCTTATAAATTCCCACATAGAATAGGAGGTAAATGCGATGGTTCGTCTTTCACGGAATACTATAATACTTATAATCGTATCTTGTGTAGTTCTTGTAATTGCAGCAATAACGGCTCCGGCTGTGATGTTGTGGATGGCAGTGAGTCTATTAAACATGCTGAATGCTATATTGAAGCTTGTCATGTTAGTCCTGCAGAATGCCTCCCCTTAGAATTTATACCTCCTGAAGAAGACGATTATTATTGCGATCTTAACTCACATCTTAATATTGAATTCCCTGAATAAATTTACATAGTTGTAGAAGTGATTTATATTAAGTCAAATCGCCGGATTAATATTGTTACTTCTATGTCTAAAAGACCAATTACAGTTGAAGAGTTAAGAGGACTCATAAATACAGGAGAGGCTAAGGATCCTCTTGTGTTTTTAGAAGCCGTGATGAACGGTCAGGATCCTCGTAGACTTTCCGATATACATAAGTTAATTTTAGAAATAGAAGACTTTAGCGATGGAGTCCCTAGCGAGGAGGACTGGTCGGAAGTAGTAAACCTAATCATAGATAGGTATAAGTACTATACAGTTAGCATGGGGGAATCTACTAACGCGGCTAAAACCTTAGCTGAGTACTTGCATGCCAAGCGCAAGAACGTAGAAATAAGCGGAGGAGCAGGTTCAGCATTCGTAACAGGTAACCCATTAACTGAAGACGAAATCGAAATGTTTAAGGAGAAATTTAACGATGACTTCTGAATTTGAATTCCAAGACTTTGAATGTCAATGGTCTTTTAACGAAAAGCGAATGCTTAAGTATATGTTAGAGCATGACGGAATTCAATTCATGCGGTACTTCTTTAAGCTCAGGGAAGGGAATAAGATGTTACGTAGCTGGCATCATTACGTTATTGAGTACGTACTGCAAGCGGTTATAGAAGGTAAAATTCAACGACTTATAATTAATATAGCTCCAGGCTATACTAAGACTGAGCAAGCGGTATTAAATTTTATTGCAAGAGGATTAGCAGTAAATAATAGAGCCAAGTTTATACACGCATCATACTCTGGTGACTTAGCTCACGAGAACTCTTCAAAAATTAAAGAAACTATAACTAGTCCTGAGTTCCAGGAGTTATGGCCAATGAAAGTAAGAGTGGACACTAAAGGTAAGAAGCGATGGTTCACCGAGAACGGCGGTGGTATGATGGCGGTATCAGCAGGAGGTCAGATTACTGGATTCCGAGCAGGCCGAATGGAGGAAGGATTCACCGGAGCGTTTGTAATAGATGACCCTGTTAAACCTGATGATGCTTATTCCCCTGCTAAACGAGGAGCAATTAATAACCGTTTTAACAATACTATGCGCTCGCGACTAGCAATAGAAAGCATTCCTATGATCGTCATCATGCAACGCATCCACGAAGACGACATGACCGGCTACTTATTAAAAGGTAACTCAGGAGATACTTGGCACCACTTGGTAATTCCTACTCACTTAACAGATGAAGTTTTAGAAAAACCTTACGATAAAGATTATACCCATGGAATACCTATAGATCTAAACGGCATTCTTAAATCCATGCATTCAGGGGTAGGATATGCTTTTTGATATTAAGTCTAAAATAATTTACGCTCTAGGTTTAGTAGTGTTAATGGGATCAGCTATTTTAAAGTATCTTTCCAATAAGAATAAAAAACTAGAAAGAAAACTAAAGGTTAAAGAAAAAGCTGATGAAATTCGTGAAGAACAAGATGAAGCGATAGAAGAGATTATTAAAAATGAAAAACAAACTATTAAAGAAATTAAATCTAATAGTAGCGGCAGTCGTTCTGATCGTCTTAACAGCTTGCTCGACGATTGATATAATCCACGAACCAGTAGGATGCTTAGGTTATCCAGATACAGCAGCTTTCACTGAAGAAGATTTAAAAGATTTAAGCGACGAAGCTTATGAGAAAATCTTCAATACTATGTTAGTTTATAAATTAAGACTTAAATCTCAATGTCAAATAAACGAGGCTCACGATGAAATCCATAATTAAACGACTCAAGTCTAAAACGTATTGGTTGGCCATATTAGTGGTTATATCGGCTAAATTACCGCTAATGGAAGGATTCTTAGCTGAGCATTACGGTATAACCACCATGGTAATAGCAGTAGCTATTGCAGTATTAAGGGAATTAACTAAAGAGCCTGTGAGTAATAAGTAATGTTATTTAGCTCTGAAGAAATACTAAAACTTTGCCCTGAGGAAATACCTCCGGGGATTATGTTGTGGCCTTTTAAACATGATCACGAAAAGTTTAAAGTACTAGAAACCGGAGATCCTTACACTTGCTCAGCTCAGTATCAGCAACAACCTAGTCCCGCTACTGGAGGAATGTTTAAAGATAAGTACTG